GCTTGGGGGATAGCTTGGTAAATTTAGTTGGCTAACAGAAGCAACTATTACCCAAGAACCCTGCGACTCCTGCACTCGTAGGGTGTCAGTCGTGGGAGGTTCAGAGAACTATATTCTATAACAGGAGGAGTTCCTAAATATATTTTAAGTTTAGACAGAGATAAATCAGCTTTATATAATATTGAAAATAATATTTTTGATAAAAATAATTATCTGTACTCTGAACCAAAATTCTTATTACAAGAGGAAGTAAATGATTTATCTAGCCATTTGTCATTCCATTCAAGAAAAATTTTTAAACCAGGATTTCTGGTGAAAATGTTATTTATTTTCTTCTGTACTTCAACTTTCTTTTCTTCCCTTATTTTTTCATCGTATCCCTTAAGCTGTTCGCCAATAAAGTTTGATATTCCCTTTACTTCTTTTTCATAAGTTTTAAGATTTTCGATAAGTGTTTCAATATCGGCATTTGCCTTTTTCTGTATTTTCTTTCTCTCATCACTTATTTTTTTCTCAAGTCTGTTTAATTTAGTTCTTTCTAACTTTGCTATGTCAATATCATCTTCAGTAACAATCCAACCCTTGTATTTTTGCCTAACAATTTCCATAAAGTTTTTCAAGTCATCAATATTGCTTATAACTTTGGCTGGCACGAGTTCCGTTACTTCAAATTCAATTACTTGTAATTCCTGTGTTCCCATTTTTACCTCCTATATTACTAATTTTCTTTTTGATGGTGGTTCAATATCATTAATTATGAATGAATTAAACCATATTTCTTTTTTTATAATTTCTTTTATGTCGTCCTCGTCACGTTCAATGTAAAATTTCTTTAAAATGCTTTCATCAGTCCATTCTAACTTTATATTTGCAAACAAAACTGCAAATTTCCAGCCAGTCACAGCTAAATAGTGCTGAACTTGTAAATGATAATGCAACGGCACTTCATTTTTCCAATCTCTTTCAAACTGCTTCCAGTTCATACATCGTGCCGTTTTTATTTCCAGCACTCCCTTTTCCTTGCTTGTTTTATTTTCCAATACACCATCTAAATTTGCAGCCATAAACGGATATTTTAGAGATACAAGTGTTTTATCAAGTGTCTTCACTTCAAATTCAGGATATTGCGATTCAAAAATCCCTCTCAAATGCGGCTCTTGCAATATTCCGTTTTTTACTGCTGGGACATCACTTATATCTTTTTGTTTTTTTCTTCCTGTTTTGATTTGCCATAATTCCTGGATATCTTCATTATAGGGATTGTGCCCCATTATTATTGAACAATCCGAGCCACCAATATGTTTTTGCCTTATGTTGTGCCACTCCTCTTCGTTGGCATAACTTATTTCTCTATATTGCATCTATTTTCCCTCCAGCAATATTTTTTCAATTCTTTCAAATTCTCTATCACATTCATCCTGTGTATCAAAACGAATATTGAAAACTCTGTCAAAATGATTGAGTATTATATCAAAATCACCTTTTCTTATAGCATGAAAATTCGATAAATTATATAAATCGTCTTTAATTTTTATCCACATAGTTCTTCTCCTTTAAAATTACCCCCTATTTATAGCCCCTTTAAAATCTTTAAATCTAGCTGGAACATACCACAGCAGTATAGCCACCAAAAACGGAAAAGCCACATTGCCACCAAATATCCAATGCCCTTTGATTCGAATAACTTCAATCTGAATCCAAATTGATGTCAGTATCAAAATAATCCATTTTGTTGCATTCGCTGTTGTCAGCATTTTCTTCCTCCAGTTCCTTAATTTCTTGTTCAATCATTTCTTTTTCCAGTTGCTCCCTTATTGTCATTTAATCACTCTCTTTCTATTTCATAATTTACTATTTTAAATTTATTTTTATTTTTTATCTTTTTAAATTTAACTTTGATTATATTTCTGTCTTTCGTTTCTAATTCCAATATTCTTTTATTTCTGTCAAGCGTGTAAGCCTCGACAGGATAATGTTTTTTGAAAATTGATTTTACTTTTTTGCAATCTGTATTAATTCAGCTGATTCCAAGCTTTTCAATTCTTTTGTTATTTTTTCGTCCATTCCAATCATCCTCCTAAAATAAATTTAATTGCTTTAATTCGTCCTCTCTTAACATTTCTGTAGTTGCTTTTTTATAAAACTCTTTTTCTACTTCAAATCCGTAGCTGTTCCTATTCAACTCCCTTGCTGCTCTTAATGTGCTTCCGCTTCCAGCGACCGGATCAATTACAGTGTCTCCAGGATCTGTAAATATTCTTATTAATGTTTTTAATAAGTTTACTGGCTTTTGTGTTGGGTGCAATTTTGGATATATTGATTTTGAATCAGGCTTCCACTCGAACCAGTTCTTAATCATTTTGCCATTGTTATTGAATTTTGGTAATTTATCTCTATAAAATACCAATGCGTATTCTGTTGCTCCGACTATTTTCATATTAGCTTTTAACACTTGCGAGCTGCTATGTTTTATGAAAACTAGTGGATAATAATTATTAAATCCGTGCTTTTTAGCATACTTTACTAATGTTTCGATTTGCTGAAATGCACAAAATATTATCATTGCTGGAGCTTTCCCTCTTTCTTTTGGCTCTTTTATTAGTAATTTTGAACAAAAGTGCATATACTCGGCAAGGTTAAAATTCACATCAGTCTTGAAAAAACTTGAGTTTGCCTTCTTGCTCTCACCTTTTTTATTGTCGCCATCCACATACCATTCTGGACTGCTTGCAAAGGCATTATTTCCCAAATTATATGGGATGTCTGCAATTACAAGCTGTGCCTTTTTAGGTATGTGGTACTTTTTGTAGTTCTGAAAATTATCGTTAAATAACTCGCATTTTATTTTCTTGACATATTTATTCTTATTATCCATATTCCTCCTAAAATAAAGTTTTGTATTAACTTAATTGTGCTATCTATCTAAGAAACATAAAATTAATAAACTTAAGAAAGGAATTCGCCAGTTTTTCTGCATACCTCAAGCAGTGTACTGTGTGTACTGGTATGCAGAGGTTAATAGATAGCACGATTAAGTTAACACTTTTTTCTTGACTTTTTTTGAAAAATAATGTAAAATTACACAATAAAGAGATTAAAAAACGTTTTCTTGTTCTCTTTGCTAGCAACTTGCTTAAATCGGTTTTGGCTAAACCGTTTCACATATGATGTTTTAAAGTTCCTGACTACTGAAAGGTAGTCAGTTTTTTGTTGTTGAAAAATATTTTGATTAATGTTATACTTATCTCAGTTCTCTACCCAGAGAAAGAACTTTGAAAGAATATCATATGTGAAAGGGGGTGTAACCTCCTATGGGAAGAGACAAAAAAGGTCTGTATATCCTTAGAGCTTCTTATACAAAAAATGGCGTAACATATTATGCCAAAGATTATGGTAAGAAGTGTTTCAAAATTTACGTAAGTAAATAATAAATTCTAAGGGTAGAGGACGTATTTTAAGAGTCGCCTAGCCAACGGCTCTTTTTTTATCGCTTCTCACTTGCTATTTAATTTTTATTGTCCTAAGATAATTAATATCTTATCCAAACCCACAATCGCTTATGGGCTTAGTAAAACATCAATTCAATGTTCCTGTGAAGTTCGCCTCAAGCTCCGAAACCTGTTTTGCAATTTCGTGAGCTTCCAAAATCGACAACCCCTCAATAACATCATCTGTTATTGGAGTGTCGAGGCAAACATCATACTCTTCCTCTGTACCAACTAGCACCGCTACTTGATATAAAGTAGAGTTATTAACATCAGGGACGATTGAAATGCCGTAACCGTTGCTGTAAAATTCGATATGTTGTTTCGATTTATCAAGAGTGTTCAGGATTCTTTTAAGTAAATCCTCGTTGTTCATCATTTCTATAATTTCATCTGTTACTGTTTTCATTCCAATCATCTCCTTTAAAATTTATTTTTTGAATAATTTTTTGATTCTGTTCTTTAATTTCTTAGCTTCTTTCTCTTTTTTCACTTTCTCGCTGTTTTCATTTACTAATGTTAGTGCTTCAAATTTCATTTTTATTCCTCCTATGCTATTTTTTTAGTTGTTACAGTCACATCTACAATTTCATCTTCCCACTCTGCTTCCTGATGTCCGTTATCGTATGTTATTACTCCAACTTGATAACTTTTTTCAACTTGTTCATCGTATTCAAAGTTTTCAAAGTATTTTTGAATCTCTGCGACTTCCTCGTTTGTGTATCCATCTGACAACCATTCTTTTAACCAATTGTCTAGCCATTCTTGAGTATATTCGATTTCATAATTTTCATTTACCTTTAGTTCTTCATCATCAAGTAAATCAAATATTATGCCTCTTACTTCTTTTTCTAAAGCTGTCATTTTTATCAACTCCTAATTCTGTACCTTTTTTATTCTACAAAATTATAGTACCATAAATAACATACAATGTCAATAAAAATTTTCATTTTTTTTAAAAATATTGTATAATATATTAAATAC